GCCATGTGCACCAGCCCGCCGACGGCGCGCTCCTGCGGCTCGTTCATGCGGTCCCTGGCGAAGTTAACCACGGGCGCGGCCAGGTTGACCAGGCCCCCAATAATTTTTGCTTTCGGCGACCTGTTAATCATCGAGAATGGCGCGCCCGCGGCGCCGACCGTCGAAATGCCGGCGCCAACCACGTCGCCCTCCTGCGCCCTGTTCCAGGCGTCGGCCATGTTGTAGCCCGCCGCGCCGCCGCCCACGATCCTGGACGTGCGGGGGTAGACCTTGCTCCTTGCCACGCCGGAGATAAACGCCTCCGTCGGCGTCCTGCCGGTAATCCGCATGGCCGCGCCTCGTTCCGCGTCCCGGACGGCCTGCATCCTGGCCTGCTCGGCGGCAAGTTGCTCGGCCCGCTCGGATGCGCCCGCAACGGTTAGTGGCCTGTCCGTGGTTATTCGTGAGGAGACCTTGCCGCTACCAACCGGCGCGCGCTCTTTTTTGTACTGCTCCGTCACCTCTTGGACCGTCTCCCCGGTCCCCGACCCGAAGCCGGTCTTTGCCATGTACTTTTGTCCTGGGGAGGCGTCGGACCCCCCAACCATCTCGGCCCTAAGATCTTTGATTAGCTTTTTTCTTTGGTCCATCGCCTCCAGGCCGGGCTCAATTATTGGCGTCACGATGCGGCCAACCACTGCGCCCGCCCCGACGCCATACAGCGGGTTGACGGTTAGCTTGTCGTCCCCGCTCATTTTTTTGAGCTCCTCCTCGCTGTAGTACTCCTGCTTGGGGGTGAGCGAGGCGGCGATCTCCTCGACCTGGGCCTGCTGCTGGTCGGGCGGCAGGTTGGCAAAACTGTCGTCGACCTCGACGATGTGTCCGTTGATCTCTAATCTCATTATTGGACGATCCTCCACTTGGTGCCGCCAGACGTTGACCCGGAGCTGGGGGGCGCCGCCGCACTCTCTGGCTTGGGCACCTTCAGCGGGGAATTTGCTATCTTGCTCAACTTGTCGTGGTACTCGTTGATGAGCGCCTGGTACTCCTTGGTGCCCTTGAAGGTGTTGATGTTGCTCATGCCGGAGTCGGCGAAGGCCTTGTTAAGCTTAAGGTTAAGCTCGGACCGCGCAATCAGGGCGTCCTGTATCTTGATGATGTTGCCCGGGCTATCTTTTAGCGTTCCAACCACCTGGGCAACCATGTCACGCTCGTAGTTTGAGACCGAGCCCGAGCCCTTGAGTATGCTGGAGAAGTTGGCCGCGTTTTTCTGGAGCAGGCTGGCAAGTCGGCTGCGGGCTTCGATGTACTCGTTCTCGTTGCCCTTCATGCCCTTGTACTTGGGGTCGGCGCGCAGTATGGCCTCGGAGAGGGGGATACTTATGGTCCCAATTGGCGTCGTGAGGCCCTCCTCCGCAAGCTTGGCCAGGGCGTTGCCCATGCCGAACTTGTTAAGCACCCCGACAACCTGCGGGGTCTTGGTGACGAGCGTCTTAATCTCCTCCGAGATATTCTTCTGCTCAGTGTTTTTGACGGGGTCTGTGTCCTCGTAGTGCTTCTCCAGGGCCTTCTTGTTAACGTCTTTGCGGGCCTCAATCTCCGCCTCGGACTCCTTCTTCTTCAACTCGGCCTCCTGCTTGGCCTCGTAGAGCGTGGGGCGCTGCTTGCCGGTCGTTGGGGCGGTGACGTCCGTGCGGGTCTGCGACGGCGCCGCGGCCAGCCTGACTGGCTCGGCGGGCGCCCTCCTGCCGCTCTCGAACTCGGAGATGGCGTCGGCAACTTTCTTGAGATTCTCCGGCGTGTTCTCGATCTTGTCGCCTGGATTGATGCCGAGCCTCTTTGCGATGTAGTTGCCGTAGTTCGTGGTGGACTCGGCGGAGTTGCCGGGCGCCGCGGCGGGGGACCAGGTCTCGGCCAGCCTCTCCGGCGTCACCTCGGCGTCGCCGAAGCGCCGCTTGAAGGCGCCGCTCTGCCCGCTGATCTTAAGCTGCAAGTCGGCCTCGAGCGCGGCCCGGCCCTTCCCGGGCGTGTCGAAGTTGCGGAAGAGGCCCGTCTTGGGGTCGACGATGTTGCCGGGGTTGTTGACGCCGCCCAAGGTCTTGGCCGGGGCCGCGGTGGTTGGGGCCGCGGTGACCTCGGCAATTTTTTGTTGGCCCCTGTCCGTTAGCTTGGCGCTTCCGGACTGCACCCGCTGCATCGCGGTGAAGGTGTCCACCAGCTCAATGCGTCCATCGTCGAGGACAATTTCAATTTCCTTCTTGTACGCGGAGGGGTTGTTCTCGAGCTTGACGCGCTCGTTGACGGACGTCTTAAACCAGTCGTCGAAAACTTTCTTTGCCTCATCGTCGCTGCCCTTGGCGGAAAGCATGGCCATCTGCTGCCTCACCGGCTCCGGGATATTAAGGGCCGCCCCGCCAGCCCCGGCCGTGGCCGCCCCGCCAGCCCCGGCCGTGGGCGCTCCACCAATCAGGGTCTGCAGGTACTCCTTGTTTCTTTTTGCCTGCTCCTGCGCCGTTCTGAACTGGGCGATCTGGTTCTGCATCTGGAATATGTCGGCGTCGCGCTGCTGGTCCTGCTTGTTGACGGCCTCCACGGCCTGTGCGTAGTAGGGCGCCGGCATGGCGGCGGCCACGGCCCTGTCCAGGTTCCTCTCGTAGCTCGCCTTCTCGGCCTGCTTCTGCTGAAGCAGCTCCTGCATCTTTTCGAGGATGCTCTGGTCCACGCCCACGGCGGTCGTCATCTTGCCAATGTTGTAGGGGCTCTTGAGTCCGCCCTGCTGCACCTTTACCTGCGGCTCAGGCTGCGGCGTCTCCTGCCCTTCAAGTGTCTCGAGTGCCATTAGATTAACCCAGAGTTGTCTGTGTATGTGCCGCCCGTGGATGAATCAGACGTGGGGACCGTGCCCATCAGGTCCCAGTTGTCAATGTTGCCCATCAGGTCCCAGTTGTCCAGCTCAGTTGAGTTAGGTATGTTGGTGGTTCCGGAAGGTGTCGTGCTAAACAAATTTGTCAGGCTTGCCGGAATTTTCAGGCCCTCAAGGAATTTAGTGACCTGCGCGGAGTCTGGTATGGCCTTGTACAACGCAGAGATCTGCTGCAGTGGTGAAATTGGTTTTGTTGTCGTGACCGTCGTGGGGGTCTTGAGCGAGTTTATGATGTTGGCGTAGTTTATTGCGGACAGGAAGGGGTACTTCTGCTGCATGTCGGCGACGTCCAGCCCCGCCTTGACCTCCTGCGCCCCGGTCGTTGAGAGCCCGGTGCCGGCCGCCACGCCGGTTTGCTGGTTCTGCAGGGCGGCCTGGTTCTGCTTCTGGAAGAGGTCGCTGAGCGCGTTGGCCTTGGCCTGCTCAAACGCCGAGATGTTCATGCGGCTGCCAAACTGGCCGGTGCCGACCGACCCCGCCGTGGCGCCGGCCTCCACGCCCGGCAGAACGCTGGACAGGTAGTCTTTTTGCGCCTGGAAGAGACCGCCCAGCGCGGTGTTGACGTTGGGCGACACCTGCCCCGTGTCGCTGACCAGCCAGGGGTTGGCCGCGCCGGTGGCAATCGACGAGAGCGTGCCCTCCGAAGTTTTGAAGGGGCTCTGCGGCCCGGTTAGGGCGCCAACGGCGACCGGGGCGGTTGTCTGCGCCAGTGTGGGGGCGTTCTGCATCCCCGCGGTGGCGGCGTTGACGATGTTCTCCTGCGCGCCGGTGTACCAGCTCGGCATCGTGGTGGCTTGTGTTTGCTTTTCGGTTGTTAGGCTGCTGAGTCCGGCCATTATCGTCTCACCTTCTTGAGTGCTTCCTGCAAATATGAAAGGGGTCCCCGGCTGTCCTCCGGTAGCTCGTCGGGGCTCGCGGCCCGCTTGTGTTTTCTAATTGCCATCATGAACTCATCCAGCACCTTCGCGCCGGCGTCGTTGTCTCCGTTGCCCAGCCCCGACACCACGTCGGCGGGGATCACAAACTCTCCCGAGGCCAGCATGGCGGGCACGCTGTCGCTGGTGCCGTCCCCGTCGCCCTTAACGTAGCGGTTGCGTATTGAGTTGCCGCCCTCCGAGAAGAACTCCGGGTTGTGGCCAATTGGACCGCCCGCGGCGGCGTATATTTCAGGGTTAAAGCTCATGTCCCGGTACTGCTGGTCCTGCAGCGCCTGCAATACGAAGGGGTTAACGGTCGCGAACGTGGCCGGGTTGTAAGCCAAAATCTCTCCCTTGGGGGCAATGCTTTCGGGCTCAATTTTTGAGCCCTGCACGATGCCCGGCTCGATGTAATTAAAAGCGGATGACGCCGCCGGAGTCGCGGTGGCGGCCGTGGTTGCGCCGGGCGTCGTGGTTGTTGGCGCGTTGCGGTTGGCGGTTGCGTTGGCCGCAATCGACGCTATGAGCGAATTCATGAACTGGTTGCGCAGGTACTCCATCGCCTTGGCGGGATCAACCGCCGGCGTTGTCGGCGTCGGCTCGGCTGTCACGGCGTCGAGGTCCCGCTCCGGCGTCACCTCGGGCTCTGGCACCTGAACCAACTCGTCGGGCGCCCGCGTGTCCGTTGAAAGTGGGTCGTGCTCCTCCAAGGGCATCGGAACCTCGGCCGGCGTCGCGCCGTCGGGAACCTCCGGCACCTGAACGAGCTCGTTGTCGGCCCGTGCGTCCGTGGACGTCTCCGGCGTCGGCTGGTCCGGCGGCGGGATCTCCTGGGGGGCGTTGCTGGCCTCGAGCTGCGCGACCAGGTCTGGGCTGGGCTCGGGGACCTGAACTAATTCGTCGGGGGCCCTCGTGTCCGTCAATGTTGGCTGCGTCAACTCGCCGGGCTGCGCGACCTCCTCGAGCCCGTCGTTTGCGCTTCGTATGACCTCCTCGTTTGGCTGGTCGACCTGCACCAGCTCGTCGGGCCCGCGGGTGTCCGTAGAGAATTCCGGCGTGGGTTGATTGGGCGGCGACACCTCGTTGGAGCCCATCAGTAAGCGCCCGGCGGAGTCGATCGCGTTGCCCGCCGCGTCCATCGCGTAGTCCACGCCGAGCCTCAGCCCGGAGTCGGCCAGCGCGTTTACGACCGCGTTTTCAACATTTCCGCCGCTCAGCGCCGCGCCGGTTCCTGCGCCGGTAGCGGCGCCGGCCAGCCTGCCCGCCGCGGTGGCGGTGCCCAGGCCGGCGTCCTGCGCGGCCAGCATGGCCGTCTGCTGCGAGCCCAGGTCGGTGCCGTAGTTCTGCGCGGCGCTCACCTGGTCGCCAACGTATGAGCCCGCCTCCTGCGCCACCATGGACGTGAGGCCCGCCTTGATCGCGTCCTCCGGGCTGCCGCCGTGGGCCACCACGTCTGCGGCCGATATGTAGGGCAGCAGCTCGATGTTGCCGGTGGCCACCGCGGCCACCTTGGCGATGGTGCCGATGGGGTCCTTAAGGGCCCCCTGGACGGTCTTCTCGACGGTCTTGCCGACGCTCTCGACTGCGTCCCCGATGGCGTTGCCGACGTCCTCGACGGCTTTGCCCACGGAGCTGATTACGTCGCCGACTGTGTCTACGACGCTCTCGACGGCCTTGACGACGGCGCTCATTACTTAGCCGCCTCCAGGCCGCCGCGCTGCTCGTCGCCCATGTTAATTGTGGCCCGGATGGTCCCGTCGGAAAGCCTACGCGCCTCGTAGCCCATGCCGGGGAAGGGCGGGTTGCGGCTGATGTAGTTGAATATATTCAAGATGCTCGGGTCCTCAAACTCGGACACCAGCACCCTAAACCTGGCGGCCTTCATGGCCACAATGAAGCGCATGCTGTTCTGCAGGTAGTTCTGGGCCGTGTCGGCGTTGAGCGCGCGGAACACGCCGATGGAGGGGTCCTTGGGGGCGCGGTGCAGCACGAAGAGCGTGTTGCCCTCCCGAATTAGCATGGCCCCGGCGCCGTGCACCTCTGCCATGAGCGCGGCCTCGACCTGCTCGGGGGAGTAGGACGAGCCGGTGCTCTGCGCGGCGATGTGCACAATCTCCTGGGTCGACAGCTTCTGGTGTCTCGAGTCGATCATCGTGTGTTGGTGTCAAATAGTGCGGCGCTGTAGATGTTGCCCATCCCGGCTGCCAGCGACATTAGGAGGCCCGGCCTCGGTGCGGCGTCCTCGGAGATGTACACGGGGTCCGCCTGCGTCTTGTTCATTATCCGCGGCACCTTCCCGGTCGCCGCCATCTCGTCCATCAGCAGGCACGTCTCGAGCAGCCCGGAGGCGCCCATGGTGTGCCCAATTCTTGGCTTGAGCGAGGTAACCAGCGCCCCGCCGCCGAACAGCCTCTGCAGCGCCGCCCCCTCCGAGGCGTTGTTTGATTCGGTGCCCGTGCCGTGGGACTTGACGACCGAGACGTCCTGGGCCGAGGCCTCCGCCAGCTCCAGGCAGCCCTCAGCGGCCCTCTGGAAGCCCTCGCCGTCCCCGCGCTGGCCTATGGCGTTGGTGGACCTCTCCGAGGCACTGTAGGCGCCCAGCAGGGCCGCCCGTGAGGCCTTGGCGACCCTCTCAGACTCCAGCACCGCCAGGACCGCGCCCTGGCCCACGTAGAAGCCCCCGTTGGCCGGGTCGAAGGCCGATGGCGCCCTGCCGGTCTGCCTCTCCCCCTCCAGGGTCAGGCAGGCGCCCGACTCGCCGAAGAACTGCAGGACCTTGTTTGACACCGGGTCCTCGAAGGACAGGATGACCACGCGGTCCATGCCGTACATCTTGATCAGGCTCTGCGCGTCCATCAGGCACTTGAGCGAGGAGGCGCAGGCCGAGGCGTCCGTCGTCACCAGGTCCTGCGCGCCGCACATCTGCGACACCCTGCCTGCGTAGACCTGCGTGAGGGTCATGGGCAGCACCCGGTAGTCGTACCACAGCTCCGAGCCTAGCTCCTTGCCGTTTATTCCGGCCAGGTGGGAGTTGCCCGAGGCGAATATAAATGCGGTCCTGCCGGGCCTGCCGCGCAGGTCCACCAGCAGCTCCGGGTCCAGCACCATGTCCGCCAGCCTGTGGGGCGGGTACACCAGCCCGGTGCTCGTGCCCCGGTAGGTGCGGTGGATCATGTGGACCCGCTGGGGGTAGGGCACGTCCTCCAGCGTCGTGGCCCTCTCCGTGTAGGCGGTCCGGTAGTCCGTCAGGTGTATCACCAGACGTCCCCCATGGCCTCGTCGACCGTGGCCGGGGACTTCGTCTTGTTGGCCTCCACGAACTGCTGCAGGTCCCTGGCCGTGCGGGGCCGTATGTCCTTGCCGACGGTCTCGGGTATCCCAAATATCTCGCAGGTGAACACCACGACCATCAGCATGTCCAGGCTGTCTATTCCGTACTCCACGAGCGGCCTGTCGTAGTCCGTAACCGGCGGCGTCTCACTAAACGAGGCCGGCTTGGCGGCCTTAATGACCGCGTTGAGTAGCTCCAAGAAGTCCACGGGTTCCTCCCTATCTATATCTACTAATGCAGAAAGGGGGAGGCTTTTGCCCTACCGGGAGGGCCCGTTTACCAGCGCGGTGAAGGCGTCGGCCCAGTCCTGCCAGCTTGCGAAGCCCGTGGGGTCGGGCAGGGCGTAGCTCAGGAAGCGGGGCATCTGGTTGATGGCGGCGGCGGTCTGCTGCCAGGACTCCTCGGGGTTGACCGGCACGGCCTCCTCCTCGAAGAATATTACCAGGTTCCCGTTCCAGTCGTCCCAGCTCATGTAGTCCGGGCTGAACGGGAAGAAGTCCTGGAGCGCCACTAGGGCCTCTCGTCGCCGTACTCGGCCGTGATGAGGATGCGGCCCATCTCGTAGTCGCCGTTGAGCACGTTGGAGACGAACTGCAGCCGGCTCTCCCGGTTCTCAATCCGCATGTCGATCTTCTCGGTGTCGGGCCCGAAGCTAAAGGGGATCGACTCCGCGGCGGGCCCGCGGGCGAACTTGCGCCCGAGGACCGTCATGGTCATCTCCCCGCCCTGCACGAAGTCTGGCTCCACGCGCCTCAGGTGCAGCCGCCGGTTCACGCCCACGGCCGTGTCCTCGGAGGGGGTGCCGCCCACCCAGCTGATGTCGCACGTGGTGAAGCTGGAGAGGACGGCCCGCTCGGAGTTGTTGGTTACCTGGTTGAGGCCGTACTCCTGCTGATAGATGCCGTAGCCGCCGTAGGTTACGTACACGTCGTCGCCGGCGGCCGGGGCGGCCGCAAAGTTTTCGGAGCAGGTCACCAGGGTGACGCCGGGCGTGCCGATCGTGGAGTTGTACACGTTGACGCTCGAGGTGATCTGGTAGACCGGGTCGCCCGGCGTGTTGGAGAACTGCACCCAGGACCCGGGCGCGAAGACGGGGGTCTGGTTGCCGGCGATGTAGAACTGCTTTGAGGTGGGGGCGGGCTGCCCGGACGGGGTGGCGACCACCAGGTAGGCCCGGCTGTAGGCCACGTCGTAGTTCCAGTCGCACCAGACCGGCGTGGGGAACACCTCGGTGGTGTAGCCGCAGGACCTCTGCGCTCCGACGGCCTGCCCGGCGTCGTACCAGAGCTTGTCCTTGACGTTGTAGATGATGGCGTCGGTGCACTCCGTGGCGGACCCGCGCGGGTAGAAGAACCAGATCTCGTTGTAGCGCGGCACCTTCGTGGCCCAGACCTTCTGCCGCTGCTCATAGTTGAGGTTGTTGAAGAGCCAGTTGACGTTCTTGTCGTTGGACAGCACCTGCACGGAGCCGTTGTAGAGGTAGAACCTGTCCACGCCCATCCAGTAGTACACGCCGTCCATCTCCACGACGGAGCTGGAGGACATGATGGACGTCTGGCTGGAGATGATGTCGTAGCGCCAGTACAGCCCGGCCTGGCCGGTGTACGATACCCGAATGAGGCTGTCGGTGGCCCAGAAGAGCCCGGACGGCGAGTTGGTGCCGCCCCGCATGGGCATGCCCTTGACAATCTTTCCGGCGGTCATGTTGACCCGGTTCGCGGTGGCGCCGTTCCAGTCGAATATGCTCTGGCTGCCGTAGGTCGTGGAGACGTGGTTGTTGGCGATGAAGCCGTTGGAGCCGTACACGAAGAGGTAGGGGTACAGCACGCAGGCGCCGCCGTCGGCCACGATGGGCGTGTAGGTCGGGAAGGCCCCGGCGCTGTCCGAGAGCCCCTGGAAGGTCCAGGTCTGCCCGACGGGCAGCAGGCCGCCAACGAGCACCTGCGTGGCCACGGCGTTGTCGATGTTGACCAGGTTGAGGCCGGGGTGCGCGATGACCTGCAGGGAGCCGCCCTGGGGCGAGTACTGCATGTCGAACTGCCAGAGCAGGTCCGCGTCCGGCGTGAACTTGTAGTCGTAGAACCACACGCTTGCCGGCGACCCGGCGATGGTGCCGCTGACGCTGACGGTCGTGTTGGGGGCCGCGTAGGTCGCCCCGGTGACGGTGTAGGGCACCGGGTTGCTCTGGCTAAATATGACCTTGGTGCCGTTCGGGAAGTAGGGCGTCAGGTCCCGGGCCGGGGAGCTGGCGATGGTGAAGGACCCGGACGTGTTGGAGGCCACGGCCAGCTGCGAGTAGCCGGCCTTGATCGTGGCGGGGAAGGGCCCGCTGCCCTGCCCCAGGGTGGTGCCCGTGGTGTAGACGTCGATGCCCCGGCTGATCCCGGTGAAGACGTAGTTGACGCCGTTGTAGGCGTTCATGATGATGCCGCGGGCGATGCCGCGCAGCGAGGCGAACATCTGGCGGAAGCCGCCGATCTTCTTGGGCACGCCGCGCTGGAAGCGGCACCAGACCCCGTCGCTAAACTCGCGGGACTCGAAGACCGTGCCGTCCCGCTTGATGCCGGGCTTCACGCCCAGGGTGTAGACCTGGGAGTACTGTGCCGGTACGTCGGCCACGCTAGAACGTCCCGCCCTGGATGGAGCCCGCGTTGAGCTGCCCGTTAATTGTGGTGATGGGGGAGCCGGGGGCCGAGTTGTCCAGGGTCATCATGGCGGTGCCGTTTGCCGTCAGGCCGAGCACGTTGGGGTTGGCCAGGTACATGCCGGTGCTGGTGTTGCTCGTAAATCTGAAGGAGGGCGACGCGGCGGTTCCGTTGTTTGCGCTGAACACGCCGGTCACGGAGGCCTGCGACACCACCGTCAGCGTGGTTCCGTCGCTGAGCACCGTGACGATCTGGCCGTCGGCCAGCGTGACGGGCGGCGAGGCGCTGCCCTGCACGTTGAAGACCAGGTTGTAGCCCGCCTGGCCGGTGTCGTTCACCAGCACGTAGATCTGCGTGATCGGGGGGAACTCCACGCTCAGGTTCGTGCTGCGGGTGCCGGTCAGGGCCACGTACTTCTGGATGATCGGCGCGTAGGCGGTCAGGTCCAGGGGGCTCGCGGCGGCGTCCACGTCGTAGACCGAGGAGGTGAAGGTGACCACGTTGGGCGGCGCCACGCCGACCGTGGCAAAGTCCCCGGTGGTGACGTTGAAGACGACGTAGCCGGACTCGCTTGGGTTGGCCGTGAAGCTGGTGCTGCCGCTGGCGTTGATGTTGGAGGCGCCCTGGGTCTGGAAGGTCAGCGCGCCGGTTCCGTTGTTCCTGAAGCCAATAAACCAGCCGGTTCCCAGGCTGGCCGCCGTGGGCAGCGTGATGGTGCCGCTGCCGCTCTGCCACACGTAGACGTTGGTGGAGTTGTTGTTGGTCAGCGTGAAGGAGCTGGTGACGTCGATGACCGTGGGGGCCACCCACAGCAGACCGTTGCGCACCTCGAGGCCGCGGCCGGCCAGGGCGTTCGCGTCGGCCGTGGAGGTGCCCGTGCCAAACTGCACGGACTGCCAGTAGCCGCCCTCGCTGTTGTTGTTGTTTAGGTAGAAGTAGAAGGACTGCCCGGGGGCGATGACGAAGGACTGCCCGTGGGTGTAGTTGTAGACCGTGAAGCTGAAGCCGCCCTGGTTGCGGATGAGGCTGTCGGCCCCGCGGGTGCCCTGGTTGGCGGCGGGCAGGTCCACGTAGAGGCCGGCGGACTGCGGCTCCACGTCGATGATGCGGGCGAGGGGGTACTCGTTGTCGGGGGTTGTGGCCGGCCAAAACAGCGGTATGCTGTAGTCGAGCGTGATGTACTCGTAGGAGACCTGCGTCTGCGTGACGACGGTTCCCGTGAATGGTGAGACGTAGACTGGCGTTGGCATCGTTACGGTTCCTGTACGGATACGTTGCGGTCGACGCGGCGGGTGTTGTCCTCTTTCTTGAGCGCGGCGATCGACTCGGTGTAGTACTGCTTCCAGACCGGCAGCTTGTCCAGCGCCTTGAGGTACCCCTGCGCCTGCAGCAGCGTGCCGAACAGCATGGCCTGGGGACACTCCGCCGTGAATAGGTTCTGCTGGTTGTTGGCGTCGAGCGGCGTGATGAGGCTGTAGTAGATGATCTCCACCGGGTAGGGCTGGTCGGGCAGCGGCGCGAAGGCCCAGTTGCTGTAGTCGTAGTCGGCGTAGTAGAGCGGCACGCCCTGGCCGGCCTCTGACTGGTACTGCGCCACGTAGTCCTGGGAGCGCAGCAGGATCGGCTTGCCGTCTACCTTCATGGAGACCGTCTTGCGCCACCGGGCCGGCTTGTTTAGCACGACCTGGTTCTCCGCCAGGGTGGTCTCCACGACGTTGAGCTGCAGCAGCGTCTTGAGCTCCGCGGCGATGGCCGACTCGGCCAGCGCGATGAAGACGGGGATCTGCTCCACGAAGCCGGCGTCGTCCCGCTCCATGTAGTTGATCACCTCCTGCACGAGGCTGTCGTATGTCATCGTGTAGGCCACGTCTTACCTCGTGTAGTAGCTGATGTTGGGCTGGAAGTAGATCGGGGACTTGTCCCGCTCCTCCTGCGCCGCGTCGTACTCGGCCTGCTTGGCGATGGCCTCCAGGTACTGGACCCTGGCCAGGTCCACGCCGGGCAGCTGGATGGAGAGCTTGTGGGACAGCAGGGCCTGCACCGCGCCGATCCAGCGGTCCGGCAGGTAGAGCTCGTCGGTCAGGGAGCCCACGTCGGGCATCTGCTTCTCGATGATCAGCTGCAGGAGCTGGAAGTCGTTGTTCGGCACCGGCCAGAGGTACATGGACGGGTCGATGGTGCGGTCGTACCAGTACTGCAGGGAGCGGTTGCTCGGGAACTGCTTGTTGGGCAGGTTCCAGTAGTCGTCGCGGTTCAGCCTGGCCAGGGGGATCACCTGCTGGCTGGTGCTGAAGACAATCTGTCGCACCGAGAATGTCGCGCCCGTCGTGTCGCGCAGGCGGTAGTAGTAGTGCGGCCCGGTGATGTTGATCGGGAAGTAGGCCCACTCCCGGTCCGACAGCGTCGTGGCGGGCAGCGTAAACTGCGTCGTCCAGGTTACGCCGTCCTCGCTGGTCTCGTAGGCCAGGTTGTAGGTCGAGGTGCCGCCGCCCGCCACGTAGGCGTTGAAGCCCACGTAGAAGACGCGCTGGGCGCTGCCGTAGGAGACGCCGAGGTAGTTGTTGGGGGAGGCCGACGTGGTGACGTGGCCGTCCAGGTTGCCGTCGAAGGCGACCGGGGCGTTCACGTTGGACGTCGGCAGGTAGCCGGAGGCGGCGTAGTTGGTCACGTAGACCCAGTTGGCCTCGCGCACGTCGATGGTGCCATCCGGCAGGGAGACCCACTGCTGGTTGGCCAGGGGCCCGAGCAGGTAGTTCTCGAGCAGCCAGAGGTTCACGCCGCGGTTGGACATGTTCTGCAGGATGTAGAACAGCGCCTGCCGGGCGGCGTTGACGTACTCCGGCGTCATCTCCTCGGCGGTCTTGCCGGCGTCGCGGAAGGCGTAGGAGATGAGCTGGTCGACGTTTATCTTGGTCTGGTTGGTGGTACCAGAGTACGCCACGGGTTATCTCCCCCGGCCGCTGGCCCGCTTAGGCGCCGAGCTCTTAACCTTCTCGGGCAGGTTCTTCTTGGCCGGGCCGGCCTTCACGAACTCCTTGCCGACCTTCTTGGGGATCCCCAGGGTGCTTTTGCCCTCGGAGGCCGCGTACATGGCCCGCTCCTGGGCCTTCGATACCATTGGCATGCTCAGTCCTTTCGTGGTTCGTCCGACGGCTCCGTGGGCTGCCTTGGCACCGCCGGCAGCCTGGTCGGGCTCTTCTTGCTCATCAGTAGGCCTTGCCGCCGCCGCAGTAGCTGCCGACGGCCTGCAGGCCGCGCAGGAGGTCCGCCTCCTGGGGCGTCATGTTGACGTTGCGCATGGAGCCCAGGGGCGCCGCGCCGCCGAGGGGGCCGGTGTCCAGGGCCTGGCCCAGGCCGGAGGATCCGGCCAGCATGGCGCGGCCCTTCAGCCCGTCGTCGTACATGCCCATCACGCCGCCGCCGGCCATTTGGGGCATGGACATCTTGTCCTCGTCGCCGGAGCTCTCATTGATCTTATCGCGCAGGAACTCGGGCATCTTGGAGGTGGCCGCGGAGGGGGCCTTGGCCTTCTTGGGCTTGGCCTGCTTGACCTTCTTGATGTCGTCCCTGTCGCCGGCGTCCTTCTTCATCTCGATGGCGCCGCCAGCCTTGTATTTTTTGACGGTGCCGGCCTCCTTCTTGGAGCGGCCGCCCTTCTTGAGCTTGAGCTCGGTCTTCTCCTCGTCCTTGTGCTTGGCCGCCTCGTGCTGGGCCATGGCCTTCTTGGCGATCTTCTTGTCGAGCTCCATGTCCTTGGCCTCCTCGGCCCGCTCCTCGCGTTTCATCTCCTTCTTGGTCACGAAGCCGCCCTCCTTGTAGCAGGCGAGCTCTGATTTCATCTTGGGGTTTGCCTTGAAGCCTTCCATGTCGGTGTCCTCTTTGGGGGTGTTGGTGGTGCGCCTACCACTACTTATGCAAGAATTTGCTACTTTTTTGCCTTGTAGTGCCGAATTATGGACTGCACGGTGTCGGTCTCGTAGATCCGGATGGCGGTCCAGACGATGGTGAACAGGGCCGCGACGGCGGGCAAAACGTCCATCAGGGTGCCCACCACGGTCGCGATGGACATGGCGTCCAAGGTGTACTTGGTTGTGTCGGCGGTCATGCGTTCCTCTCGAAATGTGGCGTGTCTAAAATGGTGGTGAAGTTGCCGCCCCAGCGGTTCTTTGGGCTGAGGCTCTGCCAGAAGTCGCCCAGGGGCTGGACGTCGGCCTTGGTCTGGACGAGCTTGCCGTCCTTGAAGAAGTTTAGGTCAATTGCCAGACGGCGTAAATGGTTGCTGTTCTGGGTCTTGCTCAGCCCCTTCTGGACGTAGATTGCCTGCTGCTCGGCTGTGCGGTAGAGCTCCCCTCCGGTGACCTGGAAGCCCATGTCCTGCGCCTTGGTGATTAGCTGGCAGACATCCTTTAGGAATTCGTTCTGCTCGTCAACCACGCTCACTTGGTTACTCCCTTAATCTTTTCAACGGTCCGCAAGCCACCAAGCCCAAGCATCCCCAAAACCAGCTCCATCAGGTTCTCCGAGAATAAAGGAGGGGGCACAAAACCAGCATGAAAGGCCGATGCGAACCAGAGCATCAAGGGGTAAATAATAAAGTTGTAGGCAAGTCCACATACGCATATCCACCCCACCGCCGGGCGCCACGAAGACACGAACCAGTTGGACGACGCCGCCTCGACCTTGTTAACTTCAATCTGTGCGAGGGCTAACTGAAACTCTTGATCCTGACTGGCCTTAAGAAGTTCGGCCTGCGCCTTGGCCCGTGCCTCGGTGTCTGGGATGACACGCTCTAGGAGTTTCGCGCCGAGCTCGAGGATAGCTAATGGGAGCATCTACTTTTCCTCTTTGTTTTGGATTACAGCGTCTGCGTTCCCATCGTGGCTGGCTGTTCTGCCTGCCGGGCCGGCTCAGGCTCTGGGTGCGGAATGACTAGAGATTTAATTGAGTCCGCATTATTAACGCCAGCGGCAATTTCATCTAATCTTTCAAAGTACCCTAGCGGCAGAAATTGTTTAATTAGCGAGTCAAGCTCCGCCCCGATGGGGTAGTTTTTATTTTCGTCTATGGGAAGGTCGATCGCAAAGGATGCGCCCCGATATTCCACGATTATTTGACCAATTGATTCATTAAATTTTCTGATTGTGTATTCCATTTGTCCTTGCTTCCTTTAAGATATTGGGCCGTTACGAGTGCCGGTTGCAACGTAGGTGATAAATGAATTTCCGACGATGCAGTTTCCGGGAGCTCCCCCACTTCCTCCACCGGGGGCTGGACTCAAGCCCGCACTGCCCGCCGAGCCGCTACTTCCGTATGCCCCACCAGAACCGCCATCTCCAGCCATTGGGCCTCCACCACCGCCGCCCTGCGGACTGGTTAAGTAGCCCGGGTATCCAGTTCCAACGCCTCCAGAGCCACCCATTGTTCCTTGGCAGTCGTTAACTCCGCCGCCGCCACCGCCCCCACCGCCCCCACCGCCGGCGATTCTGTTGTTGTTCGTCATGGTTATCGCGTACTGTGCGTAGAACCCGGTGCTGCCGGAGCCTCCCGGTGCCCCTCTTCCATATCCACCACCGCCACCCCCACCAGTTCCGCCGTACCCGACAATGATTCCATCGTTAATAATTGAAATTGTGTCTCCAGCGGTAAATCCGGTTCCGGTGCTTAGGGCCGGCGAGCCGCTAGATGAAGAATAAACGGTTGCCGATGACCCAATAGTAAGAACTATGTCCGATTTTCCAGCAACGTAAGTTCCGCCCTTGCTATTAAATATATTGTAGTTTGCCGTTGATGAGGATATTGTAAGGTTAATTGTAACCCTTCCCGGTCCGCCAGCAAGAAAAAAAGCCTGTTGTATGGTCATCTTAAGTTAAGCCAGCACCAGAAATAACTGCATTAGACGCGCTGATAAATACTACGGTGCAGATCCCGTACAGGCCAAGCGTTCTGTTGCCGGTGGTTGAAGATGATTGGCCGGCCCATTGCAGGGTTAAACCAGCCCCCTGCGTGATTGTTTGGCTTGACGCAGAGTTGTTGTAAATGGTGACAATGTTTCCGGCGCTAAATACGGAGTTGTTGACGGTGACGCCGCCTGTTGTAATAGAAATTGTTTTTCCAGCATCTGATGCCGCGAGAACATAGGCTCCGGTTTGGGAGTTTAGGGTCGAGCCCGTGCCTGCTACGGTTATGGCGCCGGAGCCGTTTGTTACAGAAATTCCGTTGCCGGCCGTCAGTGACGCTTTGGTAAGCGTGTTGCCGGTGCTGTTGCCGATGAGCAGCTGCCCGTCGGTGTATGTGGTCTGGCCCGTGCCGCCCTGGGCCACCGTGACGGGCGCGGAGGTGCCCGAGGACATGGTGACCCCGTTGGGGAACGTGACGCCGTTGGTGCCGTCTAGGATGATTGGCATTTACTTACCCTCCGAAGATGTGGTTGCTGAGCGGCCAGTTCTGCTGGCCGACCGTGGCGACTAGCTCCTCGACGTCCCCGCACGCCAGGATGGCCTGCTCGAGCCTGCTCGCCTCCTGGACCACCGCGGCGCGGTAGGCCCGGATGTCCTCCGGCACGTCGACGCTCCTCTCCACCTTGCGGATCACCATCCAGTCGGTCTGGGCGAGGAGCTTGCCTGCGGTGTCCTTGATCTGCGCCACCCAGCTAGATTTAAGACCCTTCTGCGTGTATGACTCGCCGCCCTCTGGGGTGACCTCTAGGTCGTCGAGCTGCTTGGGGTTGCCAACACCCCAGTAGAACCTGTCATCGTAACGCTCTGGCTCTGGGGCCTCCGTGATCCCGACGGCGGCCTTTTCCTCTAGAGTGGAGGTGCGTAGCCAGGTGGCGGGGTAGCGGTTGCCGTCAGCGTCCGTGAACTCGATGTCGAGCGGTAGTGGTTGTCCGTTAAGTAAAAACATTTATATCTCCGTTGTGTCAGCGGGCGAGAGCCACTTTAAAAGGATTTTCGGCAAAGGCCATGTAGAGGTAGGTTCCACCAGAGGCATTCCATCCATTGTCGGTGGTTCTCATCTTGAAGCCGTTAGATAGAATGTCTATTACGGCCGCAGACACTTCTGCGGCAGTAGAATCAGCTCGTAAATATGGGCCGACAACATTATATGTTGCCCTTGTTGTGTCATGCATTTGCCAGTTTCCGCCGGTTGCACTGTCCGTCCTCTTTGTTAAAACAAATCTTGGCCTAAACCCTGTAAACACAAATGGCCCATCGGCAGACCCGTTGCCCGTGTAGGAACCAAATGCGGAGTAGCCCGTAACGGGGGCGAAGCAGTAGGCGACATAGGTTGAGCCCGAGCCATTTACTGATAGTGCCGTTCCAACGCTAAATACTGAGGAGGTTGGGGACGTGTTGTTCCAGTAAGTGGCGCTGGTGGCTGCTGCATTGCTGACGTCAAGCGCCATGTAAGTCGTGTTGCCGGTGGATATGTGGTACACACCCCAGCTGGCAGTTGAAGAAGTTCTCTTCACCATCACCATGCTTGGCGCAACGCCCAGCCCGTGCCCCACGGTCGCATTAGCGCCCGTTCCCGTGTAGGTGACAACACTAAAACCTGCCGTTGTGTTGGCCGAGACCGTGCTGGTGATGGAGCCGCTGGTGTTGGATGATGACGACCCACCGTTTGTGAACCAGTTCCAGCCAACGTATGTGTTGCCGCTGTTGTTTACTTTTGAAAAAGAACCAACGCTAAATCCCCCGCTGTTAAATGCGGTCAGGCCCGTCGCGTCCGTGTTTTCTCCCGATGAGGAATCAGACGGTATATTCTTGGTAGCTCCGCGCACGGAGTCATACAGCGCGCTGCCGATGGCGTTACTCCTGTTCTTCACCCAAACAAAGTCCGGCTTAAATCCCAGGCCTGTAATGCTCTGCGTGGAGCCATTGCCCGTGTACAGCACCGGGTTCATATAGGCCGCGCCACTCTGAATGGTCGGCGTTGGCAGGTTGTAGGTGTTCAGCGCAACGAATCCGCTTGGTGGGGTGTAGGTGAATGGGCGTTGACCGAAGTTCATATACCAGCCGTAGTTATCGCCTGTATTTCCATACATAGAAACTTGTGGAACTATTGGTGATGTAGGCAATGTTGTAAATACATTACCTGTTCCGCTTGCTGGAACACCGCTATTCATCCATGTGCCGTTTTTACCAACCCATAATTTTCCAGCATCAACATCAAAAGCAATCATAATGACATCGCCACTAACTGCTGAAGATACAGAGCCAGTTTGATTATCGCCTTGCAATACACCATTAGCTTGATAGCTACGAGTGGTTGAACCACCATAAGCATCGCTTAATGTTGATGTGGTGGTGGTCATCACTCCAACCATATTGTTTCCAACACTACCAATAGAACCAGTTAAAGTGGCTTCAAAATACCATTTTCCACTAGATACACCTAATGTTCCACGACAGGTGGACCATGGTGAACCTCCATGACCTACACTAGTTCTAGTTAAATTGCCTTGTGTTGGTGGATTGTCGTATGTATCAATAGGGCTTAATACTTCATAATTGGCTACTGTCGCACTTGTCAGTGTAGGCACATCGGTCATGGAGTCGTAGGTAGACCCGCTGGTGATCGAGATGTTGTTCGTGTTCCAGTAGTTGCCGTTGCCTGAGAAGTCCTTGCCCAGTCCCGCATTGGAGCCAGAGGTAAGCGCAGAGTTATCCGTGAAGGGCAGGTAGAACCCGTTGGTGCCGTAGGAGCCAGAGTAGGCCGCGGGTTGCCACACGCCCGTGAGAGCGTTTGTGGAGCCGAATGAGGAGGGGGTTAGGGCCTGCCCGTCGATGAAGTTGACCTCGGCGAGGTAGCCGTCGAAGTAGTTGTAATCACCAGACGGC